GTCGATCGCGGTGCTGGATGCTCTGTTTTTTCCTTTGCTGCTTCTGAATGCTCTGGCGCTGGTGGGGCTGGTGAATTCCAGGAACTTTTGGGAGGCCGTCGGTCCGTTTGGGGCTGTCATCAGCCCTTTTGAAATCCCCGTCTACGTCATGATCGGCGGGAGGGGCGAGCGCATCCCAGACAAGACCTTGGATGAGGTGCAAGCCATCGTCAAGCCAATCGCACGGCAGCCGGCCCCGGTCATCTGGCGAGCGTTGGGGGTGGAGGCATGATCGACAACCTGCCGAGATACCCGAGAGCGGATGCGGTGTACCAGACGATCCCGGAAGCGCGGTGGTGCGATGGGTGTCACCATCACAGGAAGGCGACATGCACCGCCTTTGTTGACCGCCTGCTTGAGGTCAAGCGCAAGGGATCACCGTGCGGACGAAACATTTGGAAGCGCATCGCATGAGCACCGGCGCCGCACGATACGGCAGAGCGTCCAAGTACCACGCAAGAGCCGTCGAGAGGGACGGAAAGCGGTTCGACTCGCTCCTAGAGGCCCGGCGTTGGTCGCTCCTTCGGATCATGGAGCAGGCTGGAGAGATCAGCGACCTACAGCACCACGTTACGTTCGCCCTCAGAGTAGGTCAGGAGACGCTCGGACACTACGAGGCGGATTTCACCTACACCAAAGACTGCGCCCAGGTCATCGAGGACGCAAAGGGCGTCGAGACGGCGTTGTTCCGGTGGAAGGCAAAGCACATGGCGGCGCAGGGCAACCCAGTGACGATCTGGCCAGAGAAGAAACGTAAGGCGAAGAAGCGGAAGGCTTGCGATCCGGCAGTTTTGATCGTAGATTGAGGAGAGCGGAATGGAAGACCGCGAATCACCTGTCGGCCCCGGTGCCGCTCCTTCCCGTACAGGCGGGTTCTTCCAAGAATGGGGCGGCGCCGGGGTCGTTTTTTTGGAGGAAGAGATGGAATTGCAGAACATCACGCTGATGGACTCCCGCGAGATCGCAGAGCGCACCGGAAAACGGCACGACAATGTTTGCCGCGACATCCTAGCGATGATCGAGGAGCTTGGGCTTGACCACCTCAAATTTGAGGGCGTCTACACAGGCGGCAACGGTGAGCAACGCCGGTGCTACCTCCTCCCGAAGCGCGAATGCCTGATCCTGGCCAGCGGGTACAGCATCAAGCTCAGAGCCTCAATCATCGACCGATGGGCAGAGCTTGAGTCAGCGCAACCGGAGGCAACATTTGCCATCCCGCAGAGCTTCGCGGACGCGCTCCAACTTGCAGCCGACCAGCAACGCCAGATCCAGGCCCAGGCGCTACAGATCGAGGCCGCACGCACCGCAGTCGATTTCGTCGCCAAGTTCGTAGAAAACACCACGACCCAGCCGCTTCGAGCTGTCGCAAAGGTGCTCAAGGTCAACGAACGCGGCTTTGTGGCAAAGCTCATCGAGAAAGGCATCCTCTACCGCCTCGCAGGGAAGCTCACACCAGCCGCGCAACACATGGACGCCGGGCGCTTCGAGGTAAAGGAGATCGTCGCCAAGAACGGCCACGCGACCACGCAGATGCGGTTTACCACCAAGGGCGTCGAGTGGATTGCTGGCAAGGTGCAGGAGTGGGAAGAATGAACGCCAGGCAACGCTGCAAGGCCAGCAGAGCGGACCACCGCGCCATCGCCAAGCTGGGACGGATCGCCCGGCGCGTTGCCGAACTGTGGCAGGAGAAAAACGAGCACGAGGAGCGGATCGAAGAGATCGTGTTCCTGGTGAGGAAGTAGATTCAAGGCATGGCACGCACGAAGGAAGAACGGCGCACGCTGGCAATGACGGCACTTGAAGGATTGGCAGAAGGAGAATTCCTTACGTCAATCTCTGAACGCCTGGATGTGCCGTATTCGACATTGTGGGATTACATTGATGAAATCGATGGCGACTCCGGAATGTACACACGCGCACGCACGCGAGGATATGCCAAGCGATTAGAGGCAAGCGAACAGGATGGCGAAAAGCTCGTTTCGGAAATCCGAAGCGGGGCATTGCCAGACCCGGCCCAAAGCATTGCGGCATTCAAGGTTTTGCTTGACCAACGTAAATGGAACGCCGGGAAGTTCGCGAAGGGGCTTTTCGGGGAATCCTCCAAGGTCGAGCACTCCGGCAAGATCGAGACGGCGCCAACGCTTGACCTTTCCAAGTACTCGGATGAGGAATTAACGACCATGCGCGGCCTTGTCGCAAAGGGTTCCATTGATGCACCTCCCTCCCGCTGATGCGATAGATCGGGAGTTTGCCAGGCGGCATCTAGCGCAGTTTGTCCGGCAGGCATGGCCCTCCATCGAAGGCGGCACCCCGCTGATCTGGAATTGGCACTTAAACATCTTTTGCCGCGAGTTGATGGCGTGGATTCGTGGGCAAAGCAAATGCCCGAACCTCTGCATAAACGTCCCGCCCGGCTCGATGAAGTCTACAGTGGTCTCGGTCTGTCTCCCCGCATGGATCTGGCTTTGGTGGCCAGAGTGGACTGGTCTTTTCATCTCCGGCGCCGGGGATGTCTCCATCCGCGACTCAATGAAGTGCCGCCAGCTTGTCACCTCTGAGTGGTATGCCGGGTTTCGACTCGATTGGAAACTTGCAGCCGACCAAGATGCGAAAGGTTGGTTCAAGAACACGCGGGGCGGGGAGCGACAGGCAACGACCATCGGAAGCCGAGGCACCGGAAAGCGCGTGCATCACGTCGTCATTGATGACGCGAATGACACCAAGGACGTATCCCAGGCCAAGCTCGACGCTGTTTGGGACTCCTACCGGCTGACTTTTCAGAACCGTCTCAAGGACATGAGCACGGGTGGACGTTGCAACATCCAACAACGCACCCACATGCAGGATCTGACCGGGCATCTCATGGAGGAGGACGGCGAAGCATGGGACCGCATCGTCATCCGTGAGGAGTGGGAAGAGAACGACCAAGACGCGCACCCGGACGACCCGCGCACGGAGCCGGGGGAGCTGTTCTTCCCGGCCCGATTCCCTCCGCGAGTCATCGAGGGGGAGAAGCGTCTTCTGGGCGCCGTGGGGTACGCAGGGCAACACCAGCAACGGCCTATCCCGAAGGAAGGCGCCGTCTTCAAGCCCGACCGCATCGAGGTGATCGAGATCGCCCCCGCTGGCCTTCAGCTTTGCCGAGGATGGGACCAAGCCGCAAGCCGTGGTCGTGGAGACTACACGGTCGGCGCCCTCCTTGGCCGGGCGCAGGATGGCTCTTTCATCATCGTGGACATCGCCCGAAAGCAGACGGACGAGCCGCGAACCATGCTCAAGCAGGTCGCCGCGATGGATGGCACCCAAACGCCGATCTCGTTCCCGCAAGACCCAGGCGCAGCAGGAAAGGACCAGGCCCGAAGCATCGTGCAGGACTTGGCCGGGTACATCATCAAGACCAGCCCAGAGACGGGCGCCAAGGAAACCCGCTGGGAGCCGTTCGCCGCCCAGGTCAACGGCGGGAACGTCAAGATGGTTCGTGGCCCGTGGAATCGCGCCTTGCTTGAAGAGATGGAGACGGCGCCCAATGGAGCGCACGACGACCAGCTCGACGCATTGGCAAGGGCGTTTGCGGAAATCGCACTCGGGCCAGAGCCGCAGTGGTCATTTTAGTTTTTGTAGAATTACCTTTCATCAAAAGGAGTACACATGGCAAAGTCCGCAGAGATCGCACCCGAGGCAATCGAGGCCGCTGAAAAGCTCCAAGCCTTTGTCGTCAAGCATGGCGGCAAGCCGACCATCTCCGAGGTGATCCAGCGTGCTTGCAACTCGGTCCGCATGGGATACGAGTTGATGGTGACCAAGGCGTGAGTCGTCGCCAGAAGATGCGGACCAAGGGTGAGCCGGTGTCTTCTGGCACGATCCCGAACCTCGTGCCCCTGTTCCAGGCACCCCCGCGCCTGTGGGGATCTGACCAAGGCGTCTACAACACGTCCGTGCTGGTCTATCGGGCGATCAACATTTTGTGCGGGTACATGAAGGCGGTCGCACCGATCTTTGTCGATCCCGAGGACGTGACCAAGGAACGCAAGCTCCAGCGCCTCGACGCGACCGGGTACCTCTTCAAGCACCCCAACACGATCATGGGCGGCGGATCCTTTTGGGAGTTGTTGGAGGGCTACAAGCTCTATCACGGCGGCTACATCGTCATCCTGTTGGGCGCTTCCGGGCTTCCGGTGGAGCAGAATGAATTCCCGGTCGCCATGCTGCCTTTCCCCATCGCCGGATGGAAGCGCATCACGCGAGGCGGAAACGATCCCTTCCAGACCATCGGCTGGTCCAAAGCCAACTCGACGTTTCGGGTCGAGAATCACCAGTGCGTTGTGAGCCAGTGCCTCGACGTGTCGGGACGCTTCCAGTTCATTTCGCCGGTCGGGACGATCCGCGACACGGCGGCAAGCCAAACGGAAGTCGAGAACTACCAAGCATCGCTTCTCCAGAACAACGGGCGCCCCGGCGTAATCATCTCCAACGAGACGACCATGCAAGACGAGATCCGCCGCAAGTTCCAGGCGGAATGGATGCAAGCCTACGGCGGAAGCTACAACGCTGGAAAGCCTGCCGTGCTGTCCGGGGGCAAATGGGCCGTGAACACGGTCGCCTCCATGACCATCTCCGACATCGTGAGCGACAACTACTTCCGCGACTCAGTTCGCAAGGTGGGCATGGCATTCGGGATGCCGGAATTCGTCCTGGCAGGAATCACCGAGAGCGCGAACAAGGCCAGCTCCCGAGAGATCGTCTCGCAGTTCCTCACCGGGACCGTCGAACCGATGTTTCGGAGCAATGAGGCCGTCTGGAATGACCAGTTCTTCGACCGCTACCGCCTGCCGTATCACATCCGTTTCGATCAGTGGTCCCTCTCAGCGTTCCGCGATGTCATGGCGATCCGCCTGGAGCTGGTCGCCGCATACCTGCAAAACGGGATGGCGGTAGACGCCGCTTATGAGCTGGCAGGCATCCCCTACCGCGCCAATGAGCACAGCGGCAAGGCGTACATCGTCGGCACGCTCAAGGAGCTAGGCGCCGAGCCTCCCGCGCCCGTTGTGGCCCCTGGGAAGGCGCCTCCAGAGCAGGAAGCGCCCAAGCCGCCCAAGGTCGAGGAGCTGGAAGAGGAGCCAAAGCCAAAAGCCAAGCGCAAGGGCGGCGCGTCCGCTCTCGATCTGGTCAAGGCGCTGGGCGCAAAGAAGCGGCGGGAACAGGCGGATGCAATCTGGTCGCGTTGCGTGACGCCCTTTGAACCGGCCATTGCAGACGGCACCACCAAGGCCATCAAGCGCATGAAGGGGCATTTCCTCAAGCGCCTCAATTGGTTCATGCAGCACGGCTCCCCGCTGGATGAGGAGAGCTGCACCGCGAAGGATGTCTCCATCGTGGTCGAGTGCAAGACGGACGCCCCGGCGATCCCGACGGCCGAAGACCTCGACGGGTTTATGATGCCCCAGGGTGAAGCGGTCGCATCGCTCCAACTTTCATGGCGTGCCGTGTTCGGGGATGTCGAGGCCGCGACCGTGGCTCAGATGGCGGATGAGCTGGGCGACCTGTCCAAGTGGTCCTCGATGGCTCCCGAGGCGCACCGGGCCGTTTCCCTCACCCGCTTGGGTGACGCGATCAAGGTTGACGAGACGATCCGCAAGCAGCTCAAGTCGGTGCTTTCCGAGGAGCTGGCCCGCACGCCCAACGCATCCCCGGTGCAGGTCGCCGCCGCCCTGCGATCCGAGGCAAACCACGTCTTCAACAACGCCTTCGCCCGAGCGAACACCATCGCGCGCACCGAGATCGGCGCCGTCATGGGTGACTATCGCTTGGCAATCATGCAAGCCGAGGGCGTGGAAAAGAAGCGATGGAGCAGCGCCCACGACAGCCACACGCGCCCCACTCATTCCGCCGCCGATTCAGAGGGGCCAATCCCGCTCTGGAAGGCGTTTGCATCCAATGGGCTACAGCGCCCCCACGACCCCAACGGACCCGCGCACGAGGTATGCAATTGCCGATGTGTGATTGTGGCGGGATAGGAGAAGAGATGTCCAAGACCATCGTCAAGACCGGAAGCAAGGCGGCGGAAGTCGTCACGCCCGACATCAAGGCCATTGCCACCCTCCTGGATGCGCGGGGAATCTCCGGCGTTGCTCCCGAGGTCGCCGCAAAGCGTTTCGTGCGCTACATCGCGTCTGAGGAATCGCTCGACACAATGGGCGATGTGATCCTTGCAAGCGGATGGAACGTGGACGAATGGCATTCCAATCCGGCCATGTTCGCGGACCACAAGCACGAAGTCGGAATGAAGATTGCCCACGGCTTGCAAGCCCAGGTGATCGGCAAACAGCTCATCGTGGATTGCTTCTACCTCCCGGCAGAGCTTGCCCCGTCCCCGCTGGCCGAAGCGTGCTTCAAAATGGTCAAGGCCGGGATCCTGCCCGATTGCTCCATTGGCGCCGTCCCGAAGAAGCTCCGATACGCCGAGAACACCGACCGCGCCAAGTACGGCGAGGACTGCTGGCGCGTGTGGGAGTCGCAGACCCTCAAGGAGCTTTCCGCCGTGGGCATCGGGGCCAACTCCCGCGCCAAGGTCGAGGCGGTCGCAAAGAGCCTCAAGGACGGCACGCTGACCAATGGCGATCTGATGGCCCTGCGCGGCATCGAGTCGCTGGAAGGATTGGCGGAACGCGCCCAGTTCCGCAACGCCCCTTCCGTGAGCGTGCAGGTACCGCTCGAGATGACCGCCATGCTCAAGGCTATGCAGGACCAGATCGAGGCCACAAACCGCGCCTTGGCAGAGTCCGCCGCCGAGCAGAAGCGACTCGCCGCCATCAAGCGCAAAGAGGCGCAGGGGCTGGTTCTCCCGTTGACTGTGGAGGACGCAGAAGCGATCCTTACCTACACGGAAGCAATCGAGGAAACTTTGCGGAAGTACCTCCCCGAGGACGAGGAAGATTCTAAAATTCCTAAAGAGGAAGACGAAGGCATCCAGCCTTACAAGAACGACGGCAAGGGCCTCGACCCGGAACTAAAAGCGGGTTTGCAGTTGCTCCAGAAGTCGATCCACCACAACCAAAACGAGGGATGACAATGGACGAGCAGACCAAGCAGCTCCTGGCAGATCTGGCCAAGGGGTTCGAGTTGCAGAAGGCGCACCTTGAAAGGGTCGGCGCCGCAGAGGAGCAGATCAAGCAGCTCCAGGCCACCGTCGAGGATCAGCGCAAGCAGATCCAGGCTTCCGCGCTCCAGCGCAAGCAGTTCGACGGTTTCTCCACGGACGGCGAGAAGCGTGACGCTCTCGGCGCTCTGATGCGCGGCCTCCACGCCCAGGCCATCGCCGCCAAGTCCGGCAAGGCGCTGGACCGCCTGAGTGAGTCCGAGCTTTCCGGCATGGGCTACGTTCGCGAGGCCAAGGAGCTTTCCGACCACATGCTCCAGAAGGCTGCACAGGCTTCGAGCGACACCAGCGGCGGCGTGTTCGTGTCCCACGACACCCTCGGCACCGACTGGATCAAGCTCCTGCGCCCGAACAACAAGGTGCTTCTGGAAGCCGGCGCCACCGGGACCGACCTTCCCGAGCGCACGGGCCGCATCACGATCCCGCGTCAGAAGAGCCTGCCGACCTTCTCGGCAACCTCCGAAAACGGATCGGTCACCACCTCCGACATGTCCTGGGAGCAGATCTCTCTGACCCCCAAGCGTGCAGCGGGCGGCGGCTTCATCTCGAAGACCTTCCTCTTCTCGGCTCCCGAGTACCTGCGGATCTTCGAGGATCAGTGCATGTACCAGGCACTCCGCCAGATCCAGTTCTGGGCGCTGTACGGCGTTGGCGCCGAAGGCCAGACCAAGGGCATCTTCAACGAGCCGGGCGCCACCCACTACTACATCTCCTCGACCGACGGCACCAGCTCCGGCGCCAATGGCCGAATTTTCAACTACACCGACATCGCGGCCCTGGAAGAGCAGATTGCCCTTGCCAATGGTCGCATTGAGGGCGCCAAGCTCATCACCCGCCCCGAGGTCATTCGCGGCGCCAAGGCGTTCAAGTACGCTCAGTACTCGGGCGACACCGTGGGAATGCCGGGCTTCAACTTCTCCCCCTCGGACACCCTTCTGTCCGACGAGAAGCTGCGCGGCGCGATGGGCTACGACTACTACCGCCTCACCGATGTCAAGGGCGGTCAGACCGTTGGATCCAACTCCGATTGCGCTCATGCGTTCTTCGGCCAGTTCGACAACGTGGGCATCTACACCTGGGGCGGAATCAAGCTCAAGGTCAGCGCCGAGGCCACCCTCAACGGCACCAGCGCCTTCGAGAACAACCTGATGGCCCTGATCGCGGATGTGGACTACGATGTCCTGATCCGTCAGCCGAAGGAACTCATCGTGGTGCGGGACGCTCGCACCGTCAAGCAGTAAGGAGCAACCATGAGCATCAACTCTCAGAATTTTGCCGTGGGCATTGCCCCCAGCATCGCGATGGCGGTCACCACCGCCGCCGCAACCACCACCAACGGCACGACCATCGACCTGGAAGCATCGGGCGCCCACATCGGCAACGAAGTCGGCTTCCTCGGTCTGTTCACGACCGTTGGCACCTCCGTGGTCTGGAAGCTCCAGTCGTCCCCGGACAACTCGACCTGGACCGATGTGGCAGGCACCACCAGCCCCGTGCTGACCGCCGTTGGCGCGTTCCCGATCTCGGTCGGTCGCTCCAGGCTCGGCGCTCGGTACGTTCGCCTGGTCGGCACCACGCTCGGCTCGGGCAACGTGATCTCGGGAATCTACACCCCGTTCCAGCTTGCCCAGGCGCCCGGCTATGGCCGCGTGAACGGGACCGACTTCATCGCGTTGGGCAACTAACCGATGAGCCTCCCGCTGACCACGCTCGCGCACGCCCTGGAGTACTGCGATTGCACCTCCTCTTTGATCTCGGCTTCCGAGGTCACGGCGGAAACCAAGCGCATGATGTCCAGGATCATCGCAGGCGTGAGTCAGCGGGTCGAGCAATTCTGTCAGCGCACCATGCAGGTCAAGGAGAGGACAGAGCTTCTCGCGACCGGCCCACATGGGCGCTTCCTTTTTGTAGAAGCTCCCTACATCCGGGAAGTCGTCTCGCTCGATTACGACCCGATGGGAACCTTTACCAGCGGCTTCTCGACCCTCGACCAGGGCAACGACTTCGCCATCTCCCCGGATCGCTACCAGATCAATATCACGGTTGCCTGGCCGCTCATGTACAGCGCCCCGGCCCGTCCCTTCCGCCTCACCTACAAGGGCGGCGTGGCCTACACCACGGACACCTCGATCTCCTCGGGAGAGGTCACCGGAACGCTTGTGGCTGGCACCTACGCGCAGGACGACGGACGACAGATCATCATCAAGGCATGGGACGGCACCGCCAAGCAAGCGACCTTTTCCCCCGACTTCGGCACCTTCGCCCCCGGCGACGTGCTCACTTGTGGAGCGGCAACGCTCACCTTGGGCGCCGTCATCCAAGACAGCATCACCAACGACCACCCCATCCTCGAAACGGCTGCACTCATGCAGGTCGCTTACGAGTGGGAGCGCCGCAAGACGGCAGGCCGCAATTCGTCCACGATGGGCAACGGCACAACCAACTACCAGGGCGAGTACCAGCTGCTCAAAGAGGTCGAGGACCGCATCAACAACTATCAGATGTTCAAGGTTGGCTACTGATGGCCTTCGAGTGGGTACTGGACGCAAAGCCGCTTGACCCCGACAAGTTCCGTCGTTCGATCAAGCCGATTTTCCGGCAGTTCGGGCAGGACTACAATTCCACGCTGATTCGACAGAATCTGTCCGGTCGCAGTGGAGACATGGGCCTCAATCGTGTCTCCGGAAACCTGGCGCGAGGCTGGAATACCGCGACCACGGACGACGCCAACGGAATCACCGTGACCAACTGGGTCAGCGGGCCAGCTGCCGACACGCACGGCGGCTCGCACGGGTACGCATGGGCGCACGAGCACGGCGCAACGATCCGCCCCCGGAATGCGAAGTTCCTGTGGATTCCCCTCGACGCAAACCGCACTCCTGCCGGCCATGCACGCATGACCCCACGCGAGGCCATCGCCAAGGGCGGGTTCATCTCCTGCAAGAGCGGACCTATCTTCTTCGGCGTGTCTGGTTCGTCCTCGAAGAAAAATGCCGGGTTCAAGCTGACTCCGCTTTTCGTGCTCAAGAAGGAAGTCACGATCAAGCCCCGCATGGGCGCAACCTCGCTTTTCCAGGAGCGCGTGCTGATGCTTGAGCGATCCGTCCTTTTCGCGGCGGAGGGTCTGTTTTGAGCGCCATCGCCAGCATCTCCCCCAAGCGCATCTCGCCCGTCACGACCGGCACGCTCACCATTGCCGGGACCGGCCTCGATACCGTGACCAGCGTCACCGTGGACGGACGCCCCGCACCGATCACCGCGCAGACGGCTACATCCATCTCCTGCACCTGGCCAAAGCGGGTCGCAAACGGCGTGTGGGATTGGTCCGGGGGTTCTGTCGTGGTGGCCCTGGCAAGTCCGTCACCAGCCGCTGGAGTCGTCTCCTACATGAGCACCCGAGACGGCCGGGCGATCCTCTCTGTCAATGCCAGGCTTGCCGCTGCGACCGTGCAGGATGGCTACTTCTACGACTGGTCATCTGCACAGATCACCGGGCTACAGGTGGACCCGGCGACATGGGCGACCGGCTCACGGTGGCCTCGTGTCGTGTCCTACATCTCCAGCATGGATGCGGATTCGTCGGCGTTCGTGGCTGGATTCCGCACCTTCGATGTGCGTTGCCGCCTGGACGCCGTTGTCCCGCTCAAGAGCCTGTCAGACGCCACGCAGGAGGGTTCCTTGATCCTCTCCGACCTCACCCGCGCCGTCATGCTCGACGTGAGCTGCGGCGGGATCGCGGATGTGGTCGCCGTGGATGTGAAGGAGCTGATGGTCATCGAAGGGCTTGCCCCCGGCTCTCTCTTGGGCGCTGGCATCGGGTACACCATGAAAATCCAGCACATCGAAAACGATCCCACCCAGAACGTCGAGTGGTTCTCGACAGGAGCAACATGATGGAATTCAAGTTCGTCCAGACATCCGACGAAACCCGCTTCCTTGCACGCGAGGCGCTGGCACACATCGCCGCCATGCCTCCCAAGGAAGCCAAGGACGAGATTGTCCGGATCTTCAACCTTTCCCAGCCCGAAACCACCACCGCCCCGGAAGGGCAGGAGTAAAACATGGCCGTCCAACTCTGGAAATTCAAAACCATCTACGCCAAGGTCGAGACGACCCCCGGCGTCTACGTCACGGACGCGACCCTGTTCACGGCGGCAAACGTCCTGATCGCCCCGCAGGACATCTCCTTTGAGGTCAAGCCGGCCATCACCAAGCGCAACCCCGAGGGCAAGTTCCTCGAAGGCATCCAGCACGTTGTCGGGCAGATCCCCGCCTCCGTCAAGTTCTCGCACCGCTGCTTTTCGGGCGCCGCCGGTGTGGCTCCATCCTACGCTCCGTTCCTCAAGGCGTGCGGCCGCTCCGAGACGGTCGTGGCCTCGACTTCCGTTGCCTACGCGCCGGATCCGACCGCGCAGACCACCCTTTCCATCGGCTGGGAAGTCCTGTCCGAGGACGGCTTGACCGCTTACCGCTACGCTCTCAGCGGCGTCAAGGGAACCGCGACCCTCAAGCCCACCGGAAGCATCGGCACCCCGTTCATGTGGTCCTACGAGTTCGAGGGCGCCCTGGCGATGTCGGCAGACGGCACCACGATCAACGGCGTTTTGGCAACTCCCACGACTGGCATCGTCTACCCGGACGAGGTGGCAACCGCCATCCGATTCGGTCAGTTCGTCAGCCCGACCGGAATCTTCACCTACCAGGCCGATTCGCTGGAAGTGGCCTTCGGTAACAAGGTTGAGATGATCACCGACATCACGAACTTCAACGGCCTCGCCTATGCGGTGCACGCCGGGCAGGAACCGACCATCAAGGCCGGGTACCGTGTCGTCCCCCGTGCCACCTCCGAGGAGCTGGGCAAGTTCGTCCTTGGTACCGCCTTCGCCAACTCCGTGACCTTCGGCGCCACGGCTGGCAAAAAGATGACCATCTCGACCAACGCTTCCGCGCAGTACGCATCCCTCTCCTACAAGGCCATCGGCCCGAGTGCAGGCATCGAGGCAACCATCGAGTGCCACAAGACGACGACCGCCGCCGCTTCCTCCGACTCCCTCGTGGTGACCTTCCTGTGAGCGCGGAAATCCTTTGGGGCATCGACCCCACCGTCAAGCGCGCATGGACTCCAATCGAGTTTCGCACGCTCCCGCTTGGCTGGGATGAGCGCATCAAAGCCGTCACGCCGGAAGACGAAACGCTCAGGGACCAGGCTGTCCGCGACAAGTTCTTGGAAGACCTCAAGGAGGTTCAGCGCGAGTTCGCTGGTGCTCCCAGGGGCATCAAGGACGGCGCCCCGGTCGTGTGGCTCCTGCCCCTGGATGAGTCGCTTTCGCAGGAACTCCAGCTCGCCAAGAGCCTGTACCATCGCCAGCTCTATTGGGCGCGGGAGAACATGCAGGAGGACATCGACGAGGTGGACGCCTCCGACCTGCCCGAGGAGGAGAAGGCCAAGAAGCGCAAGCAGATCAACCGGGACGCCCAGGCCGCAAACGTGGCCCGAGGGAATGCCTCGTACTCCCCGGCGCTGCGCTCCAAGATCCTGTCCGCCTGCATCGTCGGCTGGGATCGGCTGAAAGCGCCCTACTCCGGGAAGTGGGAGGTGGACGCAAAGGCCATTCCCGCCGAATGGAAAGAGGCGATCTTCCTTGATTTGGTTGACGGGTCTGCATGGACCGAAACCGAGGTCGAGGGTTTTACGTTTGGGCAGGCATCGCCACGGGGTTGATCCCCGAACTTCAAGTGGTGGACGGTCGCCGGATCGTTCGCCCTTGGGAGTGGCCCCTGCCCGGAACCGAGGACTACCGCAAAGTGGACCCAGAGCGGTACTTGCATCCGTGGTGCGGGGTCATCGCGCACCATGCCGACAACTTCGAGCGCGGAATCCCGCCTTGTGCGGGTGGAGTCCTCAACCAGCCGGCCCGACTGATGGCCGGGATCCGCATCTACCGGAATGCCCTCGTGCATTGCCGCAACCGGCTCGCAGAGGGTCACGCACGCGCACAGGAGGCTTGTAATGTCGTCTGAATCCACCGTCACGCTACAGGCTCGATTCGTTGACGACATCTCGCCGGGGATTCGCGCCGTTCACCAGCAGATGAAGACGCTGGAGTCGGATTTCCGCAGTGCAAAGGATTCTGCGGACGTTTTCACCAGCGGCTTGCGCGGACTTGCCGAGTCGGAAAACTCCCTCCGCAACCAGCTCCAAAACACGATCACGGGACTCAAGGCGCAGAAGTCCGCCATGCAGGACGCTGGATTCCGTGAGGCGAAGAAGGAAGCTGAGACGCTGAAGGCAGAGCTTGCCGCGATGGAAGCCCCCCAGCAAGGCTTTGCGTCCAAGATGGGCGGCATGGCGACCGCGATCAAGGGTTTCATCGCGCTCCAGGCGGTCGGGTACTTGAAGGACATGGGCATGGCGATCTTCGACGCGACCGCAGAGATGCAGTCGTTGAAGATGGGCATGACCGCCGTGATGAAGTCCTCGACGCTCGCCGCCGCTGAGATGGAGAAGCTCAAGGAGGTCGCCAAGCTCCCCGGCCTGGGGTACTCCGAAGCCGTCCGCATGTCGCTCAGTCTGCAATCGGCGGGCATGAGCGCGGACATGGCGCGGAAGGCGATGCTCTCCTTTGGAAACGCTCTAGCGACCGTGGGCAAGGGCAAGGCGGAGCTCGACGGCGTGGGGCTGGCCCTCTCGCAGATCATGTCCAAGGGCAAGGTCAGTGCGGAGGAAATCAACCAGATCGCAGAACGCGTCCCGCAGATCCGCATTGCCATGCAGGACGCTTTCGGCACAGCAAACACCGAGATGATCCAGAAGATGGGCCTCACCTCCGGGCAGTTCATTCGCGGCATCACCGAGGAGCTAGGCAAGCTCGAGAAGGTCACGGGCGGATTGCGGAACGGGGCGGATAACCTCGATGACGCCTGGACTCGCTTCAAAGCCAACATCGGCGGGAGCGGCTCAGTATTCCAGGCCACGCTCGACATCCTCGCAAGCGGACTGGAAAAGGCTAACGCACTACTCGAAGGCGCGGACAAGGAAGCAGCGCAAAAGAAGCGACAGCGCGAAGTGGACTCCGCAATGGCCTCGATTGCGTGGACCAAGCGAGTCGTTGCCGAGGAGATCGCCGCCGGGCGCGTCCTCAGCGCCGCAGAGCAGGCTCTCGTGGACAAGAAGCTAAACGGGCAACGAGCCATCCTCGCCAAGTACGCCAAGATGGACGCCGATGCCAAGGCCGAAGCGGAGAGGGCCGCAAAGGAGTTGACGGACGGACAGAAGGATTTGCTCCAACAGGCGTCGAAGGCGAAGAAAGCCACGATGGCGGAAGACCTCAAGGCGGAGGAAGCAATGAACGCCTTCCGCTTGAAGGAGGCAAAGGGGCTTCGCCAGGCCATCGAAGCGGCAGAGCAGATCCACAAAGCCAAGGTCGCAGAGATCGAGGAGCGGTGGAAGAAGAAGGGGCCAAAGGAGAAGACCGACCCCACCGCCAAGGTTGAAGCCGAGTCTGCAAAGCTGATCCAAGAGGAGATCGCACGCGCCCGAGCCATCGAGAAGATCCGCGAGCAGACGCAGATTGTCCAGCTCAACACCATGAAGTCGAGCATGGACGAAGGCCGCGACATGCGGTACATCGACCGGGAAATCGACTCGATCAACCTGCAAACCAAGTTCCAGGACGATCAGACGGCGGCGAAGGGCGACAAGGAAAAGCTCTTGGCAATCCAGGAGAAGTACCGCGCCGACATCCTTGCTCTGAATGCGCGGTATGACGCGCTTGAAGCAAATGACGAGGCCAAAGCAACCGCTGCCGCCATCGCCTATGCCAAGCGAATCACGGACAAGGAGAAGGAGCGGCGCGAAAAGAGCGCGGAAGCATTCAACAAGCAACGCGAAGACGAGCGCGATTCTTTCCAGAAATCCATGCAAACCCAGCTCGCCATGCACAACGGCACACTCACGACCATGCTCCGGGGCAAGTCCTCCTTCGCCGCCGCTTCCCGGCAGATCGAGGACGACATGAAGAACTGGGCCATCCAAAAGGGTCTCGAAAAGCTCGAAGGATGGATTGCCCAGCAGATCACGGCGATGGTCTTCGCGGACGCCGCCAGAACCACGGAAACAGCAAAGGCCGCGGCTACAGGTTCAGCGCAGACGGCGGCGTATGCGCCAGCGGCGGCGATGGCTTCCGTGGCCTCCTGGGGTACGGCGGCGGTCGTGGGCGGTGCTGCATTGGCGGCGGTCGCTGCGACCTACTTCGCCATGCGCGAGACGGGCGGCTCGACGCTAGGATCCAGTGGGCTGGTGGTGGGCGAGAAGAGGCCCGAATACTTCCAGCCGACAACCCCCGGCCAGATCCACAACAGCACGACGACCCACAACACGTTCGGCGGGGTGACCGTCAACGTGTCTGGAGGCGGTGACCCCAGAGCAATCGCGGCGGCGGTGGTCAGAGCGCAGAAGATGCAGGCCCGTGGCCGCATGGGAACGAGTCACTGATGCCCCCGCAGACCAGCAAAGTCCTCGACACCCGTGACGGCCGTTGGTACAAGACCGTCCTGATGCCCGATGGAAAGTGGTGGCTGGCCGAGAATTTGGCGTGGGCTGGGGGCGGCTGGGGAGGCGGGCTGTATGGCCGGTACTACGACTGGCTCGAGGCGTCCGGGGTCGCACTCATCGCAGGGACGCACCTGCCGACACGGGCGGAGTGGCAAGCCATCGGGCCAAGTGCGCCCCCGCTCAAATCAATGCTGTGGACGGCGGCGCCAGCTGGGACTGATGCGACTGGGTTTGGGTTGCTTCCGGACGGGACGAGGGCCATGAATGGAACCATTGGCCTTCAAGGCGCGGATGCGTATTTGTGGACTGGCACACTCCAGAACTCCGACAACGCCCACGTCGCTTGGATGCCAGATGGGTCTACGATCCTCACTACGGGGAGCTCCCAGTACTACGATGGTGTAGGGATGTCCGTCCGCCTCATCGTGGACAGCGGGAACGTACCGGACACCTACCTCCCCCAGCTTTTCGGCGCGGACTTCCAAGGCTTCGAGCGCGGATACTCGGTCAAGATCAACAATCATGTCGAGTGGGTGGACACGCACGGCGGGACGGCGCGGGGCATCCCCATCGCTCCGGCAATCTATGACGAGTGGGAGGTCGACGCCGAGTTCTGGGTGACCGGGGAGCAGGCACAGACAATCGAGGCGGCTGTACCCCCCTACGGCGTACCGCTCTCCGAAACGATCAAGCTCCCGTACCGCGCAGGCGAGGCCACGTTCGCGGGGCTAATGCCCTACGCCACCGATGGTACTTCCGAGGATGTCTACGCCCTGCCCGAGGTGCGCTCGTTCTCCAGCATGGGCCGCAAGGGCGTCAGGCTCGACCTGTACGGCTACCGGATCACGTTCGCTCTCCGGTGCTTCCAGGCCGGCGCTACAACCAACCCACAGACCAGCGCACCAACCACAACCGTCCCGGCATGGCTTCAGCGCAAGTTCGCATCCCACCAGGTCCAGGACTGGGCAGTGCAGAGCGTGGCGACCTTCGGCGCATCGCTCGGGGCAAGCGCAAGCTACCTTCCCGTCCGGCATGGGCGACGCCGGGACATCAACATCAACCTCGACCACCTCAGCCAGGCCCAAGCCGACCAGCTCGTGCAGTTCTTCCGAGGTGTTCGACACAACGCCGTGACCCTCAACGTGGACAACGGGCCAGACGGGATTCAGGCCGTCTCCGTGCGCCTCAAAGGGCTATCTTTACAGCGGGGCGCTGGCCTGTGGTGGGACGGTACCTTGGAGATGTGTCTCGCATGATTTGCTTGGTCCTCAAAAAGCCGGACGGCGCAGGCGGGTATACCCCGGCCTATGCTTTCACGACCGACGACCAAAGTACTTCGCTCCCGCTCTACCCCATCACCGCCGCCCCTGGCTGGATCGTGGATGGCTCCATTTCCGAGATCTCCAGTCAGATCGACATCTCCCAGGCGCAAGGCAACGTCGCGCAGGGTGAGGCGTGGAGCTTCGCTCTCGTGGACCACGACGGGACCGAGCGGCGCTCTGTGGGCATCCTAGACGGGTCTGAGCGGTTCGTCGGGTGGATCGTGGACGCATGGGTCAGCAGGGATGGCTACCCCTATCTGATTGGCGCTGATCTGTACGTCATCACGGACGTTTCGGCCGATGGCGAGGCTGTGCAGTTCCAGGTGTCCGCACGTTGGGCGCTGGACGGCTCTTTCGTGGGACTCGGCTCGGACGACAAGCGGGTCGGCATCGTGGTCGGTGGGCATGAGGTGACGGTACAGACGCCGGAGATTGGCGAGCCTCAAAAAATCACATATCGCGAGCTTGTCGTTGGTTTGCTTACGGGGAGCCCATCATTCCCGCAGACAATCGGAGTTCCAAGCACGACAGCAACAAGGCGTGTGGATCCTCCTTATTATTATTACTCGTTTGAATTACAGACCGCAGATGAAGCAGATGATCTATATGAGCTATTAAATGAAATATATTCAAGAGGGGAGCTAATTGTTGTTGGGGAAAATTACAGCACAGTCTGTACTGGCCTTGTAAACTCAAGGTACAGAAACGGAATATATGTATATGTAGATAGATTTTTCCACGCAGTAGAGACTGACCCAAACAAAGTATCCCTTTACGCGCAAGAAACGGCATTTGCTCCGGTCGTTGGCTGCGCTGAATCTATATCAGCATGGGTTTCAGATACTGGCGATGTTTTGCCAAAAGGGACTGTTTCGATAAGCGAATATGTGATGCAGTTCGCCCCAGCTATAATGGCCCCTGATGGATTTATATCTTCATCTTTGATCCCTTGCGAAATCGCGTTCCAAGACGGGGAGTATACTAGGCCATTCTCAGGGGATTGTATTTACTACGGAGGAACGCAATCAATCCCGACAGATGGCACTTTTAATTCTCCTGATTCGCTTTCCGCGACAGACTTAAAGCCAATAGCTGGTACTGGATCATTTTCAATTTGGGCTAATTTAGTCAATACAGGAGGAATTGATACCGTAAATTTTGGGTTTCGAGTTATTCCATCTGACACAGAAGCGGCTGGCAAGTATTCGCGCATCTATGCAGATGTTGCTTATGACTTTTCACTGCTTAATAATACGCTTGGAAATGCATCCCTTAATTACGGCTACCCATTCAATTCTGGCCCCAACGAAAGCACTGGCCCGCTTGCCCCTGGAACTCGCAGGAATATAGGTATCGCGTCCAATGGCGGGATTGAAAACAATGAATACCAGATATTCAATGACATTGATGATTTGAATGCAAATCCGCAATTTATCGCTAGTTTTCCCGGTTCGTTTGCTGGCGCATATAACATCTATTTTCACGTTCGAGGGGTTGCGATATACGGGGCGTCCGTACTCAAATTTGGCTCCTCCTACGCCATCGTCGTCCCCGGCTCCTCCCCGTGGTGGGTCGGCGCGGTCAACCCCCAGGTCGCCGCCCGGAACCTCCTCGAGCAGACCGGCGCCGCGACCACGCTGGCCATCCCCAGCTACCTCCCGCAGGCCGCGCAGTGGGGCGAGTTCATCGAGCCGGAGACGACCTTTCAAGACGCCTCTGTCGCGCTCTGCAAGGAGTTCTGGCTGACCCTCGGGGCATACGGCGTGTTGGGCGCGGACGGTACGGGCCAAGGCGAACTGATCGGCGCCCCCACGTTCGCGCTCTCGGCCATCGAGGACATCGCGACCGAGATCAGCATCAAGTACAAGCTCTGGGCAGGCGACTACCTGGCCACGGCGTACATCACCCACGTTGACGAGGAATTTGACGAGGCCAACCCATCCAGGTACTTCGGCGGCTGGGGCAATGACGGCACGCAGGAGTTTGGGCGGACCATCTGGAACGCCTGCCGAAACGCATGGAAGTCGCATGGCATCAAGCGAGCAATCAGCCTCGAGTCGCCCGGCGTCCACGACGACTACATCCTTGGGCGCATGTGGACGGCCACACGCAACGGGGTCATGCGGTGCGAGTGGCTGGCGTACCAGTCGCGGTTTATGTCCTTCCAGGTCCGCAACGGCTCCCCAACATGGAGCGCAGGATCGACCGTGCTTGTCCCTCAGACGATGGCATCATTCCAGGGCTACAACCTCTCGGCGTACACCACCGACCCGGTGCTTGTGACGGCGCATCGCTACGATATGGAGGCCATGGTATCTACCTACGAAGTGGCCCTTCCGCCGATCACCAGCACCGGCACCACGGACCGCATCGTCCAGACGCTCGACGCAGTGGACCGCATCGTCCAGACCCTCAACCCCGCAAACGACCGGATCGTGCAGATCCTGGAGGCGTGACCAATGGCAGATCTACCCTACCGAATCCAGCTCAAGCAGGATTCCCCGGCCAACCTCAACGCAGCGGCCTACGAGGGGCTTCCCGGCATCGAGACGGGCTACTACAATCTCGGGTGGTATGCGGGCGGTGCGTGGCGCTGGGCTGCGCCCGGCGATGTCAACGGCAACCTCAAGGCAGCAGAGGTCTACGTCTCCAACGTGCTGCGGATCACCAGCGGAGGCGAGGGGCGGCTCGCATCTCTCAAGGTCGCCAACCTCGCAAGCGGGAAGGTGCCGCTTGCCGGGGTTTCCGGGCTCCTGGGGGACTCCTCGATCTCGGAGGATGCTGACAGCGTGGACGTGAGCAAACCTCTCAATGTCGAGGGCCAGCAGGTCAAGAAGAGGTCTTTCGCCTGCATCTACCTCAACGGCGAAGGCTCGACAGCGCAGAGCATCCCAAGCGGCGCGACCTACACCAAGATCACGCCATTTGATACCAACATGGCGGGGTCGTTGCTCTCTGTCGCAGACCAGGCAAACGACCAATTGGTCGCGGGGCGGGACGGCTTGTACATCGCTGGGTTCACGCGATCCTATACGGTCGGGACGGCAAACACCGTGTGGCATGTCGCGGTTTTCGTCAACGGCGTACTCCAGCCTCAAGCGGTCGTATCTGTCAAAAGCACCAGCACAAACACGCTTGTCTATGCAGACTTGGATGTCCCGATCCAGTGCAATGCAAACGACTCCGTGGACATCCGAGTCAGGCACGACCAGGGCGCGGCCGTAAATCTGACATACGAGCACGCCACGCTCTACATCTCCTCAATCGACTAATTTTCCAGCAAACGAAAGGCTCCACATGAATGTCGCACGAACCTGGCTTGACGGCGCAGGGAACCAGCTCTCGCAGATCACGGCCACCGGGCGCTACACGCTGGTCGATGTGGACCCGTCCAGCCCCCGCAATACCATCTCTGGCCGGGACGCCGGGACGCTGACCATGAAGCTCACCGGCGCCGGGTCTGCCACGGTCAAGCTCGAGACGATCGACGGCACCCAGATCGGTGACACCATGACGATCACGACCACCACGCCGAAGATCCTCACCGCCTCCGCCGTCCCCGTCGAGATCACCTTGGCCGGGCCGCGCATCCTCAACGTGACCGCAATCACCGGGGCGCTGATTGCCGAGGTCTACGCTTGAGCATTGGAGTAGCGCCGTATTCGTTCGTTATCCCAGCAACGACCGGGACGGCGAAGCCATCCTTTTTCAGGCCCGGCCCGATTGGGATCTATCGTGGCTATGGAGGCTGGGACGGAACAGGATCCCCGCCGGACTCGCTCGGCAACCTCGGAGATGTGGCGTATAGCACCACGCTATCGACATGGTACGAGAAACGCTGGGTCGGCAACCGCGAGGGCGTGGGCGACGGTATCCTGTTCCCGATCAACCTATTCCCCAGCGTGGGGGATTTTGATTTCGAGTGCATGGTTCGGCGGGATAGCGTGCCAAATGGGCGGGCATTCCTCGTGGCAAGCTCTCCAGATGTAAATAATGCGTTTCATTTTCGCATCGAGAACGGCGCAACTATCCATGATATTTCATTGCGTAGTTCAGCCGGAGTAAATCAATATCTCACATCTGGCAACAGCACAGATACGGCGTGGCACAAGCTGGGAGCAAGGCGAGTCGGTAATGTACTGACAGCTTTGGTTGATGGGGTAGTGGCATCAACTGTTCCTGGCACATCTGGATGGACTCCGGCGCTTACGCAAACAGGGACCAGTGTATTTTCTAGCGTCAGAAGCACGGCCAGTACATCAATCAAAGCCTGCAATTTCCGCCTCACCGCCCCCGGCGGCACCATCACGGCGCGACTGGACGAGGGCGCAGGAACCGTCATCACCAACACGACAGGACCCAACGGCACCCTAACGGACGCCAGCCCCACGAATTTCTGGTACCAGGCGTGGGTGCCAATGGAGCCAGGCCAAGCAGACTTCAGATCACCAGCAAACTCGGGGCTCTTCCCGGCACTCTTCGCGTAAGGAAACGACATGACTCCGATCACCGTAAAAGACGCAGCAAACGCCAACGTCTCCACCTATGTCGCAGACGCAGACGGCCTGCTCATCAAGGGCAACTCCGGCCCCTACGCTCCAGGCTATGACCTGGGCAGTGAGGGCGGCGGACCGATCCAGGTTGACCCGGACGGCCAGGTCCGCACCCGTGGCCCCGTGCTGACCGATGAGGGAACCTTCCGCGCGAACTTCGCCAACACCTCTCTCGCCGTTTCCATCGGATCGGCCACGTTCGTCAACGGCTCGGATCAGGTAGCTGTCAACCTGACCAGCACGACCGACCTCCACATGGGCGATTACGTCAAGCTGGACGCCGATGGCGAGAGCGCGTGGGTGCAGGTGTCCACCGTGGACTCCATGACCAGCATCACGCTGGCGGCACCGTACAGCGGCACCGGAGGCACCGGGGCAAGCTCCCGCGCCATCGTCAAGCCGTTCACGGGCTCGGGCGGATCCATCGCCGTGAGCAACGGCCAGCTCGTGCTGACCAGCGGCACCACGGATGCGGCATCCACCGGCGTTATGCGCCTCGTGGACGTGGCCCCGCTGGTCTTCCGCGACCGGGTGATGATCTCCCAGCGCATCGCCAACCAGACGACCAGAATTGGCATGGAGGAGGATGCCGCCACCCCGCGCTGGCTCTGCCGGTTCGAGGCGGACGGCACCGACAATACCGTCATCAAGACCGTCACCGGGCGCAACCCCACCGGAGCGCCTTCTGCCAATGAGCGGGAGGTCTACACGGTCAAGTTTCCCAACGGCGGCACTTCGGCGGTCATGCACGACTACCGCGTGGAGTTCATGGCCGAAGCCGTCTACTTCTACATCGACGGCGTGCGCGTCTCGACCCACATCAAGGTCATGCCTGCCCAGCACGACGAGGTTACCGCCGAGACGTACATCGTCAACGGCACCGGCGCGGCAAGCTCTACCACCGTGACCGTGGACATGATGACCTGTAAGAACCACAACAAGTTGGAGATCGGCATCATGTCCGACTCCGAAACGGTTGTGGCCAACCAGCCGGACAGCCAGCTTTTCAGCTACTCGCAGGCCGGTGTCATCGCCATCAATACGACCCTGCTCCAGGTGGATTGCAGGCGGTACCGCTCCTTCGACATCCACGCAATCAGCATTGGCACCACGGGCGTTGTCACCCCCCAGCAGTCGCTTGACGGCGGCACAACCTGGGCCACCATCGCGGTGACCAACCTCAACACCGGCGCGGCTACGATCACCCTCGCCAGCGGCGCAAGCCATCGTGTGATTGTTGGCGGCGGTCTGTTCCGTCTCCAGCTCACGACAGCGACCACGGCAGGCACGACCACGATTGCCATGAGCGCAAGCCAGGTCGCCAACCCGTTCACGCCGAACAACCTGCCGATCAACCTCGTACAGATCAGCGGCGCAGCCAACAGCTCTGGCGGCGCAACTGGCGGTCTCGGAGTGGGCGGCTTCGTGGCCCACAGCGCGGGAACCTCGGGCAACCCGGTGCAGATCGGCGGTGTCGTCTCGACGGCCTTGGAAACGTCTCTGGTGGCCAGCGACATGAGCCGCGCTCTGATGACCACGGCGCAACAGCTCGTAACCAAGCAGTACGGCACGGCAGAAAACGACTGGCGTTACACGGGAGTTCTGACCACCACCACGGCAGCGGCGCTCAAGGCGGCTGGTGCGGCTTCGATTAGGAACAACCTGACCGATTTCCAGTACCAGAACACCAGCGCAGTCGCTACCACCGTGCTGATCCGGGACAACGTGACGACCATCGCGCAGTTCCATGCCCCGGCGAACATGGCGCTTCCGGCTTGCATCCAGTTCTCCACGCCGATTCGCGGCACGGCGGCGACCGCGCTGAACGTGGTTTGCGGCACGACCGGCGCGAACGTGCTGGTTAATGCGGCGGGATTCCAGGCGTTCTAAACCCACAGCCCCGGTTCGCTATGAGCCGGGGCTTTCCTTTCCCTGCCGAGGCACCCGTGAAAATCATCCTCGCCGCAATCGCGCTCGCATGGCTTTTCGACGCCCTTGGAAGCCGCGCCATTCCGCACCCTCCGGGCGAATGCCCCGACTGCCGACCAGCGCGGATTGCGGACGCTCGCGAGGCGTGACGGATGTATTTTGGAGGCATGGCAGGTCTACCAGATCAGACGACAATTTTCGGCGTGCTGTCGCTTGGGGGGCTGGCTTTGGTGCTCCGCTCCCTGGGTGGCATCCGTGATGAGTTCAAGAAAATGCTTTTCGAGAGCGATGACTTCCGGGAGCGCGTCGAGTTGATCGGGGACGCGCAGCACGACTCCGACAAGTTCCGTCAGCGCGTCAAGACCATCGCTTCCGAGACCTGTACCGACCCACTCAAGGCTCGCATCAAGACGCTCGAGGCGGTCGCCAAAATTCCCGAGACCACCGCGATTCCCCGCGAAAGGCTCGACCCATGAACCGCCGTCTTTTCCTCCTCGCCTGCTACCTCGTGGCGGGTGTTTTGATGTCCGCCTATGGAGCGTCCGTCTTCCTGGCCGGCACCGCGCAGACGGTCGCCAAGGTCGCGCACCGACACGCCACGCAGACGGCGGAGGTGGGGCCGTGATCTCCTCCCGCAACATCGAAGACCTCCTGCCCGATGTGCAGACCGTTTGCCGGGCATGGCTCAAGGACTGCAAGGCCGCAGGAATCGAGGTGCGGGTCTACTGCACCTACCGAGACGGCGATGAACAGGATCGGCTCTACTCCCTGGGCAGGACCGAGAAGAACACGGACGCACGCCCCACGCGCCCGATGGGGTCCATCGTGACAAAGGCGAAGGCTGGCGAGTCTTGGCACAACTTCCGCCGCGCATGGGACGCCGTGCCGATGGTCAATGGCGAGTGCGCTTGGATGCGTAGCGATCTTTACGACCGCATGGGCGCCATTGCCGCAAAGCACGGCATTGAGTGGGGAGGCCGCTGGGCAAAGTTCCAGGATCGTCCGCACTTCCAGGTTACCGGCGGCCTTTCGCTTGCCTTCCTTCGATCCACGCATCCAAGGGGCCTCACATGATCCGAGCTTTCCTCGCTTCCCCATCCGGCCGGCTCTCCGTGCGCCGCGCCATGTTCGCGGCCGCGTTGCTGGTATCGCTTGGTTGCGGGGTGGCCTCGCTCATCCTGGACCGCGACATCCGCCCCGGCGCCGTCTCCGTCCTGGCGAGTGCAGTCGCCGCAACCGCCGCCGCTGCCGGGCTGGGCAGGTTCGCGGAGGCCAAGCCGTGATCCGACTCAAGATGCTCCTCTTCTGGCCTGTCCTGCTGATCCTCTGCGCCCTATCGGATCCTGATTGGGTGGATCATGCGGATTAGCCGCCCCCTCCTGCTCTGCCTGGTCCTGGCGTCCTTCGCACTGGTCTTGACCGCCATCACGCCCAGCAAGACGGCGCCCCGATCTGCCCCGGTGGACTCCTCTCGCGTTGACACGCTCAAGGTTGAGGTTCATGTGATTGACTCCAGCGCCCGGCGCTCCCTCGACTCCATGCGCCGCGAGTTCAAGCGCCGCCCCGTCCGTGAGATCATCCGCATCCTCCCTGGAGCAAACGAGACGACCCCCGGCTCGGTGGTCGAGGTGCCTGAGCAAGTCGTCCGCGAGACAGCTGACAGCCTGGAGACGTGCCGCTTCGACCGAGACAGCACAGCGCGGCAGGTCACGATCTGGCAGGCCCGTACAGCCGCGCAGGACGAGGCTAGGCGCTTATGCGAGGCCAAGCCAGCGCCTGAAGTCCCGTCCCGCTCCACATGGGCCGCAATCGGCGCGGGAGCGGCAACGGCGGCAATCGCGGCATTGCTCCTGCTTGCGAGGTAACGCCGCCCTAACACCCGCCATCGACCGGGAGCTTCGCCCCGGTCATGGACGGAGGTTAGGCGCATGGGTCAGCGTCAGCAGGGCAAACTTCTCCAGCAATACGTCTAAATGGGTAATCTCTCTGCGCTTTTTCCAATGCGGCGTGCGCCTTTGATTGCTTCGCAAATCGCTTTGCGTGAACTTTCAATGTCGTTCGTCCTGGGTCTCCGTCCCAATCT